ATGGCACCGAAATTTACTCTGAAGAAAATTTTATCGTTGGCTGATGGTCGTTATTCTACGGACGAGAAGGGGCTATCGCTGAAAGTGCATGGTGTTCGGCGATCTTGGATATACCGCTACACGTTTGCCGGAAAACGTCAGGAGGTTAATATCGGAAACGCTAGGGATGTTTCTCACCAAAAAGCGATTGAGCGGGTAACGAAAATAAAATTAGATTTAATTGACGGTAAAGACCCGAAAGCAAAGTGCGAGTCATTCCAGGCAGGCAGCGCAATTAAATTTGAGGATTTTTACGAATCGGCGATCAATGAAATTGCCTCGGTGAAATTGTGGAGGAATAAAAAACACGCGCAGCAGTGGCTCAATACCGTTCGAGATTATGCGGTTCCTGGATTATCAGGGATCGAAGTTCGCAACATTACAGTGAATGATATCGCTCGTGTATTAAAGCCCATTTGGACAACTAAAACCGAAACCGCAAGCAGAGTGCGAGGCCGTCTTGAAAGTATTTTTTCTTATGCCATCCTGACTGGCGTTTATACGCAGGCTAATCCTGCTGTATGGAAGGGGGCGTTAGAAATGCTGTTGCCGCCTGTTTCTAAGGTGAAGCGCGTTGTTCATCATGAATCGATGTCCCACGCAGAATTAAGGGGAAAAATAGGGCTGTTGTATCCACCAACAGGGCCGGCAAGAGCGTTGATTGTATTTACAATTTTAGCGGCTTGCCGTATTGGAGAATCGGCGCCGGCTAAATGGGACGAAATTGACTTTGAAAAGAAGATTTGGACAGTGCCGCCCGAAAGAAGAAAAGACGGGAAGAGCGAGGGGCACCGGGTGCCGTTGACGGCGCATATGATTGATCTGCTGAATAGATTGCCCAGAAAAAGCGAATATATATTTGCCTCTCATGAGGGCCATGTGAGCAGAGAAAGCCCTCGCGTACTGATTCAAAGATTGTTGAAAACCAATGCTACCATGCACGGCATGAGGTCAACATTCAGGGATTGGGCGGCAGAGAATTTAATTCATGACGTGCTAGCGGAAAAACAATTGATGCACGCAACAGGGAGCGAGGTCGTCCAAGCATATCAACGATCTGATCTATTAGAGAAACGGCGTCCTATGATGGAGCAGTGGGATTCATATCTATTTTCCAGCTCAGAATAGATCTCAACAAACGCACAAGGCCGGCTCCTTGCGGATACCGGCCAATTTTCAGCTTACAGCTTCGTGCGGATTAACTCCCATAACACCAGAACGAGGATGATTTTGTAATCAATATACAAATCACCTGTCCATATTATCGTGTTATGTGCGATAATCTCCCACGAGGAATTAAATGGTGTTAGCATTTACGAACCTCATGAAAAATTGACTCTGCCCGTGCTGGTAACACGGGCTTTGTCGTTTCTACACCCTTTCGGGACCCTTACGGCTTGCGCCGCAATCCTTTGCTAATTCCTGAAATTAAGGGATTGGCGCAGGTTTCAGGGCTGAGATTTCAACGCCTTTGCATTTATTCTTTGTGGTTCGATGATTGTAACCCGGTTTCTTCTGCAGCCGTTTCCTGCTCCTAAAAAACTAATGAGAGCATCGCTCTCACTAGTTATATTGCTCGCTGCGTTATCTGCCACTAAACAGGCGCTCCCATCCTGTCGATAATTGCCTTGATGTCACGAGATCTCCAAAGTTTTTCTTGACGGAATCCGCGGCCTGGAGCGGGTAGGATGCCGTCCTTTGTCCATCGTGAAATTGTTTTCAACGAAACACCAAAGAACTCTGCGAGCTGATGCTTATCTAATAACAGGTGATTTTTCAGAATCTCGTTGTTGTATCGGTTTTTGTTTCTTTCAACTTGTGCCGGTGTCATGATTAGTCCTGTTTAGTTGATTTACTGACTTGTTCCTTAGACTCATCGATAGCCATGATCTGCCGGAAGAGAGTATTTTTTAGATCCTTGGCGCCGGCTACGTCGCTCTTATGAGTCGCGTTGTTTGACTGCGCAATCAGAAAGTAATTGAGCATGCGCATAACCAGAAGCGCCTCCTGTTTGGTTAACTCAACTTTTTGCATTTTTCTCTCTCCGTTTTCTTTAGATTTTCGAGCGCTTTTCTATGCGCCCAATCGAATTCATTCATCGTCCGTCTCGGCGATAACGTCATAGCCTCTTTGAGCATCGGGATGATAATTGCGAATGCAGCGCTGATTGCCTTCAATTCGTCACCCGTGGCGATGAATCTTGTGGTCTTTTTCTCATACTTTCGATCAATCAGTGCGTCGAGTGCGTGCTTCCCATTGGTGAGTATCGGGAGAACCTCTGAGAGCTCCAGCTGATCCAGCGTCTCAAATCTCTGATGGACGAGGCCGATCGCCCAAATCAGAACATCCTCGATCCAGTCGATTTCATGATTTGTGGCGTTACCCGTGGGAAGCGTGCACTCAACATAGAGCGCAACGTCGTTCAGCTGAGCTTCGCACTGGCGCCGTTGCTCTTCCGAGTAGTAAGGACCGACGCGGACGGTTATCGGTTTGTATTTCTTGTCACGTTTTTTCTTGCTCTTTGGCATGGTAGATATTCCTAAGGAGTGCCGGTCTTTCCCGGCTGCCACCTCCGCGAGATAATTAAGTTGCGAACTTTTTTTTGTAACTATCCCTACGGAGGAAATATGAGTGAAAATTCAAAGTCGGCAGCGTTTTCGATGTCTTCTGAGCAAGCGGTTCAAGTCCTTTGCGCAGCGCTTCAGGGCGGAGCGATTAAACTCCCCTTTGGCGGCGTGATTGACCAAGAGACACTGAATAAGTATTTGGACAGCGGAGATTACCGAAGTGCCGTTGTCCATCATGGCAAGGATGGGCAACACATCGCTTCCTGTTTTGTTTCTCGCCATCTTTCTATTTATTCTCAGGCCGATGTCGTCTACTTGACGATGCTTTTTATCGGACTTCAGCGAGGGCTTACGGATAAGGAATTGTCCGAGTTTTTCATCTCGGCCGCCCAAAAATGACCTAAGATTAATCAGTATGCGAATGAGAAATCTAATCTGATCTTGATATTCTAGTTTTGAGTCAATGCTTTTCTCGAGTGCGGCCTGCCAAATCATCCGGGCCGCTTCCTTGCTGATCAGGATCGGGTGAGATTCTCCACCAGCAGCGGATATCCCCGGGTAGCCTCCAATGCTTAACGATCTAACGGTTTCTTCAATTAAGCACAGATCAATGCGGGATTTTTCTTTGTTTTTTGGCATGATTGTCTCCTCTGTCAGATACCGAGATCGTTCTGCTGCGCAGCGTATTCCATTTCCGCCATACGCATGTTCTTTACGGCCTGAGCGAAATACGACTTCTTCAATTCAATGCCGATCGCCTTGCGGCCCATCTTCACCGCCTGATATGCCTCGGAGCCGATGCCTAAAAATGGCGTAAAGACCACATCGCCGGGGTTGCTCCACATGGTGATGGAGCGTTCGATTACGTCCAACTGGAGAGGACAGATGTGTCGTTCGTCGTCGCTGTCTCGTGCAGAAAGTCGCTGCAGAGTGTTTGAGGGGTTTATGTCATGCCACACGCATTCTGCCCATCGCTGCCATTGAGAAACAGGGAAGTCCTCCGGCAGGTGAGAAACCGCCTCGGGGTTGTCTCCGGGTTTTCTCATGACGATTAGATAATCAGGTACTCCCATGCGGGAGAGGCAAGAATCCTTTTTAAGCTGCTTATAGAGTAGGCCGATCGCTTTCGTGCGCTGCATAGCAGTAACCGGATCCTTTCTGATTGTGATTCTGGGGCAGTGCAGCACAAAGCCGACTTCCTCAAACATGCGGATCAGTTGGCCGGAGAAATCTCTCAGTCCGATGATGCCGTCTCGCTGTTTGCTCATTGGCAGGTCCATGCAATGAAATGCCATGATGCGGCCCGGCATAAGAATGCGGTAGAGATCAGCCGCCAGAAACGAGAAATGTTTGAAGAATTCCTCGGAGTTTTTAGAGTTGCCAAGATCACGCTCGCTGTTGGAATACGTGTAGAGGCTCTCAAAAGGAGGACTGTAGACAATGTGATGGATGGAGTTGTCAGGGATGCCCTTGACGATCTCGCAGCTGTCTCCGTTGTAGACTTCCCATCCGTTTCCGGATGCCTGTTCGATCACGTTGATCTTATTTGTCATGTTCATCTCCTACGCTGCCGGTGTTAACCAGCTCGGTGTGGTCATAGTTGTTTTCGGTTTGTAGTCGTCTAAATCCCGCTTAGCGGATTTGATGTTTGCTTTATTGGTTTCTTGGCATGAGGCGATCATGCCCGCGAGCATTTCCTGAAATTGAGCCTCTTTGCGGCGGATGTTCTCTACGACGGCGCCCTCGCGTTCATCGGTGATGATGTGGACATTGACGGATTGAGTCTGTCCGAATCTCCAGCAGCGGCGTACAGCTTGGTAGTACTGCTCAAACGAATCGGACAGCCCTAAAAAGGCCATGTTGTGGCATCGTTGGAAATTGAGGCCCATGCCAAAAATTAGTGGTTTACTGATGAGCACCTTGATCTCACCGGAGGCAAAACCAAGCGCCGCAGATTCTTTTCGCTCTGAAGAATCGCTTCCTCTGATCTCGACGGCGCCGGGGATGAGTTTTCTGATCGCCTCGGCCTCGTCGTTGAGATTGCACCAGATAAGCCATTGAGAATTTTCCTTATCGTTCATGACAACTTCAGCGCATTTCTCCGAGCGTTCTTTGATGGAGTCACGGCGGGCCTGCTGACGCTCCTGGAGTGTTTCAGCCGCCATCGGAAACAGGAAACCGGAACAATCATCCGAGTGGACTACATGCTCATGCATCCGCAGCGGCGGCAGAATGTAGCGTTTGCCGTCCTCGACATATCCAATGTCGGCAGGATTCGTGAGCATGACAGCCCAAGACGCGACCCAATCCCAAAATTTCATAACGGCATGTTTTTTAAGACGCCATTTACTGGTATCGCCGCCGTCATGTGTGAAAAACGTTGCGAGCATCTCGGTTGCGGTCATGATGCCGAGAAACTCAGAGTGATTACAGAGTTCCATGAGATCGTTCGGCGCCGGTGTAGCGGTGCACGCCAAACGATACGGAACACGAGCGCAGCTATCGATCAGTTTGGTTCTCAGTTTGCCGCTCATGTTTTTGAGGATGGACGATTCATCGAGTACAACGGCGTTGAAGTCTCGAATATCGAATTTTTCCAGTCGCTCGTAATTGGTGATGTTGATACCGTCGCAAGCGTCTGCGGCTTCCGCGCAGTAATGAACAGTGATGCCGAATTTAGCGGCCTCGGTCACTGTCTGTCTAGAGACCGCCAGTGGAGCAAAAATGATGACTCGACCGCCGACAAGCCGCGCCCATTCGCACTGCATGAGCGTTTTACCGAGTCCGGTGCCGGCAAATATGGCAGCACGTCCCTTCTGCAGCGCCCACAGGACGATATCCCGCTGAAATTGGAAGAGCTGAGGATTCACGAGAGACGGATCGACTCGCTTCCCTACCGGAGGAATTGAGAAGATTTTTGTCTTGAGAAATTGTTTATAGTTCATCGAGCAGCTTCCTAAGTTTTTCGCTTTCATTGCCGATTTGGCGGATTTTGTAAATCTCAACTAAGCCGTCCGAATTGGAGATTTTGGACATAGTCGCCTCGAAAACATCCCCGAACCCAACTAATAGCTTCGGGTCAGTAAAAAAATCTTGGTTGAACTGAGGATCTCTGATCCATGTGCTTATACGTTCCCGTGGGTCTTCATACAATCTAAAAACCCAGTTTTTAGAGCCGGATAGACAGGGTGTTTCCAGCCATAGTCTTCTGGTGATCAGCGTGGGCGAGGGCAGATTAAGAGAAACGGGCTCCCACGCTAGAAATTCCTCGCGTCCGTGAATGTGTAGAATGTGTAAATTGCTGTCGCCGACGATTCGGAAATAGGAACTTTTTTTGCAGATAAACATCGGAGCGAGCTCGTTGTTTCGAATGACGATGAATTCTTGATCGTCCGGGTATTCATTGATCGGTATGGCGCCGGTGTGTGTGAGTTTGATTTTCATGCTGCTGTTCCTTCAGTTGAGCGCCGTTTTTTCTTGGATGCCGCTTTGACGGTCGATTTCGCGGTTTCTCTCTCGAACCTTAGCGGCCGCGTCCAATAGATCAGCGGCAAGATCTTCTGCGCCTTCCGGCGATAGAAGCGCAATGAGTTTTGTTTCGGGGGTGTCCGCTAATTCAGCATTGATTCTGATTAGAGGAATTTCGACGATTCCGTCATTGGTTAAAGCCGCTTGAGCATTTATTACTCCGGCGTCCGTGATGTCAATCAGTCTCAATCCTGCTTTGATGGTTGCTTTATCAAGCTGTTCTTTGACCTGATCAGCTGTGAGTGTTTCGTTGTTCATGCTGGTTTTCCTTTTTGGAGATGCCGGTCTTTCCCGGCTGTCATCCTCCGTCGGATAATTAGGTTGTTCAATCTGTAATTAACCTATGGAGGAAAAGATGGACGAAAATTTTCAAAAACGAGTTGATTTTTATTTGGAACTCTTAGTTAAAACAGGGCTTGTTAAACCTATGGATTTTGAATTTCCGGAGAGTTCAAATCAGAATCCTTATCGTCAGTGGGCTGAGACTTACGGGGATGAGATGCTGACTCGTTTGCTATATCTTCGGCGGATGATTGAGGAGAGACTCGAGAGTATTGAGTACGATGTTGATAAAAATTATCCATTGCCTCGGAAATTTGGCGAATAGCCTCTTGATTCGCAGGTTTCAGTTCTACCCCTAAGACCTCGGCCGCATTTTTGAGGTCTTCTGCAGTTTTCACGGGGTCTTTAATGGCCCCGTTCTTGACACCTTCAAGAATAGTATTGAAAGCGGAAGCGCCGAAGTTTGTTTTTAAAATGTTGATAGCGATCAGCGCGGCTTCTAACATTCGTGATCTTTCATTGAGATACATTTGCTACTCCGGAATGTCGTTGATCTTCTTGGACAGGATCCGCACGCAGTCGTGCCAGAGCGTTCTGGTTGGCTGATCGTGCTGAGTAGTCATGCAGCAGGTACCGAGCAGAGCCAGTAAATCCTGAGCATCTTCCAGCGGGATTTTGTGATCCGCAGATTCGATTCTGGCGATGTACTCGCGGGCGAGTCTGAAAAATGTTTCGGGGTAGTTGGCGCCGGCCCATGTCAGAAGAGTGCGGGCGGCTTCAGAAAACGCAATGGCCTGCGCTTCTGAGAAGAAGATGAATGTTGTGAATTGTGAAGTTTGCATAACGCACCTCGTTTGGAGATGCGTCTAGTATCCTATACAAAATATTTAATGTCAAGCGCACTCGACATTAGCTAGCAGGTTTGATTTGATTTAGAAGTCGAATTGCAAGATCCTGATCAGAATCGTTAAGTCTGTTAACAGCTTCAACTAGCTCCAGCGCTTTGGGCTCTAGTTTCGCCTCAAGTAATGGTTCCATCGATCCCTCTCCAAACACGAGCCAGTAGGGATTGATTTGCAAAACCTTCGCGATTTTCAAAGCGTTAGGCGCGGATAGCTCTTTCGTTGTTGAGTTGCACCATAAATGAACAGCTCCCCTGGTGACGCCTAAACGACGTGCCAGTTCCGATTGGCTGATTTTTCTGGCTGCCATTGCCGTCTTTAGTCTTTCGGTAAAGGTATTCATAAGAGAAAGTGTAGAGATGCATTCGTAGAGACTGCTTGACGTATAACTTGACATTTATGTATAGCTTGCTCGACAATGTCGATATGCAAAAGAAAACAGCTATTGAGATATTTGGTTCAGGGGCGGCTTTGGCGCGAGCTGTCGGTGTAACGCGAGGAGCGGTTTGGCTATGGCCTGATGTGCTGACAATCCGCCAGCAGGACGAGGTCATCGGTGCAGCTATTCGCCTCGGAAAAATCACGCCTGAGCAGGCCAAGGAGTTGGTAAACGATGAGAGACAAAGGAACGAACGAAGTGCGGGCGATGCTCACTGACGTGACGATGTCGGTCATCCGCCAGATCGTTTCAGACGATCCGGACAGATCGCAGAACTCGATCATTCGGGACGTAATGGATGCGTGGGCAAAAAAGCGAGTCATGAGAGACCTCCGTAAACGAGATGCGCTTAATTTACGGATTCAGGACTACGAACTCCACGGCGTCGATACGGCAACGTTACGGCATTCGCTGGACGATTCCGGCAGAGGTCGGGAGAGTTGCCGGAGTTTGCCGGAGAGTGCCGCAACAGTGCCGTTGAATACGGCACATCGTCAGTGATAAGAAAAACAACTCAATAACCCGATCATGCAAAGGATAAGAAATGAAATCCGCAAAAACACCTCCGATCTTGGACCCGATGAGCGGCGCCAGAATGTTCTATTTCGACAAAGATCATCAAAGTGTCCTGTTTGGTGACATTCGAGATGAAGATCACTGGATGACGAACTACAAAAAACTGGAGATTCATCCGGACGAGGTGATGGATGCGAGGTCGATCCCGTATCCGGACAACTCATTTTATTTGGTCGTTCTCGATCCACCGCATCTGATTTACTGCGGGAAAACGTCTGATATGGCTAAGGCCTATGGCGTATTGGACAAGAAGTGGCACGAGGACATGCGCCGTATTTTCAATGAAGCATGGCGCGTTTTAAAGCCCAACGGGACGTTGATTTTTAAATGGGCGGACAAAGACGTTTCCTTGGCAGAGCTCCTTTATGTGCTGCCGCAGGCGCCGGTATTTGGAGATAAAAAACAGGCCAATAACAAATCAGGCACTAATCGCTATTGGCTCGTGTTTTTCAAACATGAGGATGACAAAAAACAAAACCCAGAGGAGGCTAAATGAGACGCTTCGACCATTTTTTAAAAGATCTAGCGTGTGCGATCGGTTCTGTTTTGTTTTTCTTTTTTGTCTACGTTCCTCTGCTGGTTTCCAGTTCTCTGCCGCATTGGCTGATCTTGATACTCATCCTTTTGGGAGCTGTTGTTGCGGCGCTTATCGTCACTTACTTCAATTACAAGGAGCGTAAATAATGAAACCTTCTACCTTTCTCATGTCTTCAGGAATCCTCACAGCAATAGTCGCTGGCGGCATCTATACCGCATGCAACCTGCAAACAGTCCCTGCCGGTTATGTCGGTGTTAAGGTTAATCTTTACGGATCGGACAAAGGCGTGCAGCAGGAGGAGCTCGGGGTTGGGCGTTACCTGCTCACATGGAATGAACAGGCCTATCTTTTCCCAACCTTCAACCAACTGCACACATATGCGCAGCCTTTCACGTTTCAAACCTCGGATGCTATGGCGGTCAACGCTCGCATCGGAGTTGAGTATCAGGTTAAGCCGTCTATGGCTACGAAAGTATTCCAAACGTACCGTAAGGGCGTTGACGAGATCACCGATGTTAACCTGCGCCAGAACGTTTCTGATGCCCTGATCAAATACGCCTCTCTTATGGACGTAAATGAGCTCACGGCAAGCGGGAAATCCAAGCTACTGGATAACGTTACTGAAGAATTGCGGCATCAGTTGGAAGACGTGGGTATTCACATTATCCGCGTCTCGTGGGCCTCTGATATTGAGTATCCGCCGCAGGTAAGGGAATCCATTAACGCCAAGATTGAAGCCACTCAGAGGGCAATGCTTCGTGAGAATGAAGTCGCTCAGTCAAAAGCAGAGGCAGAAAAAGCTCGTGTTGCGGCTCAAGGTGAAGCTGACGCCCAGCTCACGAAAGCCAAAGCAGAAGCTGAATCAATTGCGATTCGGGCTAAAGCGCTTCGTGACAACCCGCAAGTTTTAACACTTGAAGCCATTTCCAGATGGGACGGGAAGCTGCCGGTTTATCTGGGAGGCGACTCTTTGCCGTCAATTTTTATGCAGTCGAAATAGACCGCTGAAGGAAGAGGTCGGAAATGATCAGACCGATTTCCAAGGCCTTCTCCTCCTGGAGAAGGCTCCTATTCGATCCCTCGGATGGTTAGGCGTGTTTTAAATGGTGAACTATGACAGAAATCGAACTCTCAATCACTCGGCTAGCCGCCTTAGGGCGATCCCCGTATCAAATTGAGGTGGAGCTGGGGTTTCCTCCCTACACGATTCATCAGAAATACCACGCCGCATTGCAAGAAGGGTATGCAAGAATGGCGCGCCTTGAGGATTCCAAATCTAATGAATCAATGACGGCGCCGGCTGAACCGATTGAACGCCAAGAAAAAACAACGGAAGAGATGAGCCAGCGGGAGAAACTCGCGGAAACTCGGCGGCTTTACTACCAGAGCCACAGATCAGAGATCAGGGAGAAGCAGCGTCGGTATTACCAGGCAAATAAGGAGAAGGTTGCTCAATATCAGCGCCAGTATCAGCAGGCGAACAAGAGAAAAATCGCCGAATCCAGGCGCGAATACTACCGAGCGAATAAAGAAAAATTCGCCGAGTGGTCTCGCCAATACAAAGCGCGCAAGCGCCGGGAAAAGATAACACAACAAGGAGAATCAGCATGGCCAGAAAATCAGATGCCTACGGGCGACCAAAACGGCGCCGGTCTCAAATAAAGCTGCCTCGGTATCGTCGCCAGGCGACGCAGGAGGCGCCGGATGAGTATGAAACCGTGGAACTCAGTAAACCCGTGAACGGGTCTATTGAGCCGTGGGAAATCCTACTGCTGCTATTTATAGCTGTAGGGATTGTGTGGGGATTGATAGACGTTTTTATGCCTGGTTAGGCAATAGGAGTGAACGATGACTAAATACCGATTTAAATCAGAAGCGCTCGATGCGGCAATGAGGCTGATATTCAGCGATGAGGAAATCGATCGGGTTCTCGATGAACGGTGGAATCAAGACGGCGCTTCCAGTTTTTTCTTTTGGGGGCCTGGCGGTTTGATGATCTCTGTTGATCGCAATGCTGTTATTGGCAATCCCGTCTATGTCCGCAATGTGTGGAATTGTTATCCGCAAATTGTCCCGCCCACTGAAGATCTCTGGCTTACTCAGACAACGGACAACGATTATCGAATTCTCTACTGGCGTAAGGATGCAGCAAGTGGATCAGGGCGCTGGATTGATCCGAACTCATCTAGAGAGGCGCTTGATTCGCATGTGGCTGCATTCCGTGAATTGCCAGCCCAAATGCCGGAGGGAAACAAATGAACGATGCAGAAACCAGGCGGCAGCTGAATATGGAGCGCCGTATGAGAGAGTGGGATGAACTCCGTTTTAATCGCCGCAGCTCAGCACTGCTTCCGGTTATCACGATGGTGCTCATCTCTTTTCTACTGATGGCGCTGTATGGAGTGTTGCAGTGAACAGACTGGAAATATTGGAATTCTCGCTAGAGGAGCTTAAAGAAATTGGCCGAGAAAACATCACGCCGAAGAATTTTCTGAGAGCGCGCAGCGCAGTGACGGACATCGCATTACAGGTGCGCTGCACTATGCCGTTCTCAGGCGTCGGTACGACATTCGCGCTCCATATGAATATGGCGTATCTGCGCGGCTGGATTGAAGGCCGAATATGTGAAATAAACGTGCGGCAGAAATACCGTCGAGCCAAATAAGGACATCCCTATCAAACAACCCATCAAGGAACCATCATGAGATCAGAGTATGAATTCAAGCAAGCGGGAATTCCGTATTTATTGGGGACGAAATACAGTCCTGTTATATCCTGATAACGGCGCAGAGGTCATTATGGCTAGATACAGAAAGATTGACGTGCGCATGTGGAATGATGCCAAAGTCGCCAAGTTGAGCGATGAAGGCAAACTGATATTCTTCTTTTTGCTTACAGCTCCACAGACAACTATGATCGGAGCTGTCCCGATTGATAAATATACCGTATGCAGATATTTAAATATGGATGCTAAACGGTATGACATAGGGTATCAGCAACTAAAAAATATGGGTATGGTTGAGTATGACGAGAGAGGGCTTTTCTTCATTCGCAACTTCCTTAAATACAATCCGCCTGACAATCCTAAAGTGGTCTCCGGGTGGTCTTCGTTCCTTGATGTCTTTCCGGAATGCGAATTACTGGAAACTATCGCAAAGTCCGTAATTACGGCATGTCTCGCCAGGGGTGATAAATATATTGATGCGCTCGGTAAAGAGTATAAGGAACTCGCTGGATACGGTATCGGTAACGGTATGGCATTCCAGAGAACAGAGAACAGAGAACAGGAATTAATTAATGTTGCTACGCAACATATGTCCGCAGAGGAAAAAACGCCCTCTGCTGACCTTCCGCCGGAGCCGCCGCAGGAAGAAACTCTGACACTCAACTCGGACGCCTCCGCAGAGTTGACGCCTGTTCAGCGAGCGGTCAGGGTAGGAAAGCATTGCCCTCAGCAAAAGATCATCGATCTTTATCACGAGGTTCTGCCAGCTCTGCCTCGGGTGCGAATTTGGAATACGGCTAAACGCAAGCAAATGATGGCTGCTCGATGGCGTGAGATGGCAAGTGATCAGGAGTTTCAAAGCGAAGCTGAAGGGCTGGATTTTTTCAGACGTTTTTTCGAGTTTGTCAGTCATTCCCCGTTTCTCATGGGACAGTCAAAAAACGCCGACGGCCGATCTTGGTGCGCTGATCTTGAATGGCTGCTGAAGGCTGAGAACTTTACGAAGGTTTGTGAGAGGAAGTATCACCGTGACTAAAAAAAGTTCATTTGATTTCTCGGTAGAGAGTCCGCAAAAGAGTCCAAAATATTCTCCGATTGGCTGCGCAGCTCATGGATGTCCGTGTTTCATCGATGGCGCCGGTATTGCTCAGCGGAAAAATGTATGCTGGTTTCATGATGGGATAGACCCGCGAGATTGGGGCAACGTGACCTTCAAGGTGCGACGCTATGAGCCGCTGATTCGGCTGGCTAATGCGATGCTGTACGAGCCGCAGAAATACAATTTTTTGGCTCATGATGGAAACGCTCGGATCGAAAAGGTTAATCGGTTTCTTGATCGGTTTGGATTGGACTTTCTCCACATTCGGGATGATCTGATCGGATGCAACAAGCAGGGGCAGCGGGTTTATCGATCTGAGTCTGCTTACGAATTTGCCTATCGTCTGAATCGGTGGATCACGGATGAAGTTCGCAAAGGTGCCGCATTAGCCGGTAGTCAAAGCGGAGCCGATGGAGACGATCCGGAGCTAGACCCGTTTTCTCGTTTAATTTATTCACTCAAAACGCCGAAGTCTGCCTTTACAGATAAATTCGCATAAGAATAAGGATGCCCGTATGACAGTCATTGACGTAACAATACCCATGAAACCGGTTCCTAAGGAGCGCCCGAGGACAGGAATCGGTCATGTCTATACGCCGAGGAAGACAAAAATCGCAGAGACGGCAATTAGCTACGCAGTGAATGCTGAAATGAAGAAGAGGAGAATCCCGCCATTTAGAAACGAGGCTCTCAGAGTGACGGTTCTATTCTCATTTTCTACAGCGGATAAGAAAAGAATTAACACGCCGAAGAAGACACGGCCAGATATTGACAATTTAGGTAAGACCGTACTGGATGCACTAAACGGAGTGGCATTTAAGGACGATGGTCAGGTGGCAGATTTTATCTGTAGGAAAGAATTCTCAGCAAACGATTCGATAACAATCTCAATTGAACCAATCCAGGCGGCTTAATGGAAGAAAAGAAATACAACCGAGAGGATATGCTGTACAGGCTGAGTAACTGGAGGCGCGTTTATGGAGATCGGCGCCGGCAGGGAGTGTCTATTACAGAAATCTGCTGCAGATATGCCAGAGCAAATATTAAACGCAGAAGAGAGACGCCAGAGGAGAGAGAGGCAAGGGAGCGCGAAGAACTGCAATACAGAGATCCGGTTTTACCGCCGCCGGATTTCCGAGATGCGAACGTTCTGCAGTCTGTTTGGATGTGGCTGCCGGAGAAAATAAATGAGGTTCCGGTTAAGTCGATTGTTAAGCTGCTGGCATTCGGAACATGGAAAGAGTACAGAAATCACCTCAGAAGTTTAGGGGCCAAGAGAATGGATCGATTTATTGATTTTTCTTTGAGAGTGTTTTTTGAAAGGATTTGCCGCTATGAACAAAAGATCAATTCTCCAGTGGCTAACGATGATAGTTTTAAAGTGGAATAGTCGCTAGAGACCTAAGTCTGCCATTTACTCTCTAAAAGGTCATTAGAAAGAATCAAGCGTTCTGCGGAGCTTCCTTGACTATTTTCGAGGAAAACTCTTGGCATTATGAATTAGCGTGTGTATAATGCGCATTAAAGAGAGGTTTTATGAAATTCAGCGAGCTTGAAAAGATATTAAAAAATGATGGATGGGCTTTAAAGAGTGTTCGCGGATCTCATCATCATTACGTTCATCCGTCTAAGCCTGGAAAAGTAACGGTTCCTTTTCATGCCGGGGATTTGAAACCTAAAACAGTTAAGTCAATACTGAAACAAGCGGGGTTAATGCAATGAAACTAATTTATCCTGCGATTTTTTACGCAGACGAAAACTCGAATGGCTATACCGTCGAGGTGCCGGATTTGCCTGGTTGTGTTACGGAAGGAGATTCCCTTGAAGAGGCTTTAGAAATGGGAGTTGATGCCGCCAGCGGTTGGATCCTGGACGAACTTGAGGAGGGAAGAGTAGCTCCTCCAGCTTCTTCTCCGCTCGAACTAAAACCTGAAGAAGGAGGGTTCGTCAGCCTTCTGACATTAGATATAGATTCTTATGCTGAGAAATATGGGGATAAGGCTGTACGCAAAAATCTCACTATTCCTGCATGGCTCAATACGTTTGCCGAATCCAGACATATCAACTTCTCAGATGTACTTCAAAACTCTCTTAAAGCTTTGTATAGAAAAGAGCAAGGAGTTTAATAAACAGGAGTTTCCGAGAGGTCTATGACTAAATTGTTGCAAATGATAGTAGATATAAGCTAAAATAGCTCCGACAATTCAGTCCAATGGACACCACTGGCCATACGGTTTCAGATAATCTAAGAGCGCTCGAAAGGCGCTCTTAGCGTGCCCGAAAGAAATGTAGAACCCCGATCGAGAGACGGGGTTTTAGTGTTTCCGGATACAGAGTTCATTTGTGAATCGAGCCCCGTCTCGTTAAAACGGTCTCCTTGATTGGGATGTTTGAGGGTTGCAGTCGGCGCATCGGCGCCGGCTGTTTTTTCTCTCTGAGAAGCAAAGGGAAGGTCAAGATGAAAATAGATACCGCTTTTTTATTTACGACCATGTTTGCGTCTGCGGTTTTTACGATTGACGGCGGAAGATATGAAGAACTTTTTGTTAAATCCCTTGCCTATGGATGGATTCTGTTGTGTTTTCTCAATGCCTTGTATTGGGTGTTGAAAAATTACTACTACAAACTCTTGAAAGGTTGTCGGAAGAGGGACTCCAATGAAAAATAGTCTCGATGGAGTTAACAAATGACTCAATTTGAATCACCTTCTCGCTTGAGCGGTATCAAACGAGCCATTCAATTAAGTGTTGCAGTCGGCGCATCGGCGCCGGTTGATTCAGCCTCTAAATAGAGCTCAGGTTAATTCCTGAGCTTTTCTGTTTTATGAAAGCGATAAAAACGATTTGTTCATGGCCTGGCTGCCACTGTGTAGTAGATATGCCGGAGCGATACTGCTTAAAGCATAAGAAAAAGGCGGCGCAGCGCAGAGAGGTTAATAGGCTGACTGCTCACCAGAGAGGATATAACTCAGAATGGCGCCGGGCAAGGGCGCTGTTCTTAGCGGATCATCCGATATGTGAAGAGTGCAAGAGGCAAGGAAAGGCCAGTGCCGCTACTGTTGTCGATCACATCATCCCGCACAAAGGTAACCGTGAATTGTTTTGGAATGAATCAAATTGGCAGGCGCTATGTAAACGCTGCCACGATAGGAAGACGGTCAAAGAAGACGGAGGATTTGGTAATGGAAAGAAATAAGACGACAAATATATGGGAGCGGGTCGTGGCGCACGCATGGCTCAGTGACGAACTAAATAAAGGCAACGTGGAGTATAGGTATGCTGATCGCCCTATCGGTATCGTCTGCGCATTGATGAATTTAATCTCAGATAGAGAAAGAAGCACAAGGGGTAAATTTGGGATTTTAATTACCTCCCTTATTCTATGGGTACTTATTCGGGCACTGTATTTTTTCTGCGCGACTTGCGTCGTTGTTCTGACGCTCCGATGGCTTGCAGGATAGGAGCCAAAAAATAATCAGGCATAGAATTAAAGAACTACCACATTCTTTAATTAAGACTATGCCTGACTTCTGTTTTACCTTTTATCGTTAAGAACGTGATCTCTATTACTGTCGGAATTGGGGTGTTCCTTTTGGCCTATAGCTATCTCGGACATCTGGAAGTATTCAAAGAGGTTTGGATTTCATATGTAGTGCTAGCCTTTTGCATCCTGCTCTCGATATCGGTATTTGTTCTTGTAAAAGGAGTTCTACGATTCATTGCGCAAGCGTTCCGGCTTGCTTTAAACGTGCGTGAAACGAATCGGCAGAGATCGTATGAGGAAAGCTATCGAAACAGACAATGGGAGGATGCGGTGATTTCCAGAGTTCGAGCATTGCCTACACCGACTCAGCTCAGATTTAAATCAGCGGGTAGCGAAAGTTTTGAAGTTATTGGTCACGATCTAACAATCAATGAACTCAGCGAACTAGGAGCGGTCAAGGTCATAAATCGAACCGCTCGCGGTCTCTGGATTATTTTGACGGAGAAAGGGATAGCCGCAGTCAGAAAGAAGAGCGATTTGATCTATTGAGGTAGGGGCGGGTCAAAAGTAAAACGCGGACCCGTCCGAGACCGCGCCCCCAGCTAAATTTTTGTGCGTGCAAAATGGGAATTTTAAAAAGAAATTGACAGAAAGCGCCGTCCGCTTTGGGTTTATCAAAAAAGCCTCGCGCGCGCATGTGCGCGCGGGTGAGAGACGGAAATAAAAAATTAAACCCCGTTCAGTAGTGAGCTGAGCGGGGTTTTTAGTCGGAATTAGAAGAGGTAATTCCATGGATAAAATTATACGTGATATAGGAGACTTAATCACTATGAGTTTGAGTCTGCCACTGTTTTTAGCTATCCCGATTTGGATGGTTTTTTATAGTTTTTGTATCTCGTTTTCTTTGATCTTGATTTTCAAGGCGATCAAGGTGATAAGAGAGGTATTTAAGAATTGGTAAAAGATAAGTAAACCCCGTTCAGTAGTGAGCTGAGCGGGGTTTTTGTTGGTTGACTAGGAAGATGTCAACCTTAGTAAAGCTATCTTTGAGGATTATAACAATGAACATGGAAGAAGAGATTATGTTCTTGAAAGAAAGACAGGCTTTCTGGAAAGGTGTAGTCGCTGGGGTTATTGCTTCGGCTGCGTTCTTTTCGGGACTGGTGGCGCTAATTTATTACATGGTGCAAATTGTCCAGGCAATTAAATAGGTAATTCTAGCGAGCTGATCGAGTTTTACCTGAAGATTCAACAGAGGCAGCTATGGCCGGAAGACCACGAAAAAGCGACGAAGTCAAAAAAGCGCAAGGTACTCTCCAGCGCTGCAGGATTAACCGGAAACAGTTCGATGTTGAAGGAGAACTGCCGGCAGCTCCCCCGCCATCGCTTACTGAAGAAGCCAGATCGGCATGGTCAATGGCAGTGCGATGCGCTCCGAAGGGACTGCTTACTGTTCTTGACCACGGAGTTCTGGAAAGATGGTGCCGCAGCTATGCGCTCTATCGGAAGTATGCGAAGAAGGTAGAAGCGGGCGACGTTGAGCAGTGTCATCCGGAATCAGGGATGCGTTCTCTTACGCCTACGGTAACGATGATGATTCAGGCTCATAAGATGATGCTGCAGTGCGAAAAGGAGCTCGGTTTTTCTCCGTCCGCAAGAAATAAAGTCAAGGTTGAAGTGAAAGATGATGAAGAAGCAAATGCCTTCCTTGAGTAGGCCGAATTATTTTGAGATTGCAAAGAAGTACGCAAACGACGTGGTTCAGGGCCGATTACCGGCTTGCGATCTCGTTAAAAAGGCGTGCCAAAGACAGCTAAACGACTTAATCAGGTACGGAGACGGTCATAAATTTATCTTTGATAGTGCGTCCGGAGATCGTATCTGTTGGTTTATTGAACACCTGACGCACGTTAAAGGGGAACTTGCGGGAAAGGAAATCAGGCTCGAGCCGTGGCAGGTTTTTATTCTTCATACAGTCTTTTCGTGGAAAACCCCTGCCGGTACAAGACGATTTAGGCGCGTCTATATTGAAGTTCCGAGGGGCAACGGAAAATCAAGCCTTTCAAGCGGAGTCGCTCTGTTTTGTCTTTGCGCAGATCGGGAGCCTGGCGCAGAGGTATATTCGTTTGCGACGACTCGGGACCAAGCCAAGATCGTGTTTGGGGACGCAAAGGAGATGGCAAAGCAGAACTCGAAACTGCGCAACGCCTTTAATCTTCAGACGCTGGCTAATGCGCTCTATGTTCCGAAGACAAACAGCTACTTCCAGGCAAAGTCCGCTGAAGGCTCAACACTGGACGGCTTGAATACGCATCTGGCTGTCATTGACGAACTGCATGCGCATAAAACCCGGGCGGTCTACGACGTTGTAGAGACATCGCTGGGCAAGCGGCGTAACTCACTGATGTGGGTGATCACGACCGCTGGCTTTGATACGGCAGGAGTCTGCTATGAGGTCCGGTCATTTGTGCGGCAGGTCCTGAATAAAGAGGTCGAGGATGAAAGCCAGTTTGGAATTATCTACGGCCTGGATGAAGGCGATGACTGGACAAGCGAGGCTGCGCTGCAAAAAGCGAATCCGAATTGGGGCGTCAGTGTTCGGCCTGAGATTATTAAGTCTTTGCAGTCTAAAGCGATAGCCAGACCGAGCGCAGCAAATAACTTCAAGACCAAACACTTAAATGTTTGGTGTTCTGCCGCTTCCAGCTGGATGGATATGATCGCTTGGAATTCTTGCGAGGCAGGGATAACGCTCGATGATTTTGAAGGGTGCGAGTGTTATATGGGCTTGGACTTAGGCGCTAAGAATGACTTGACGGCAAAGGTGCTTGTATTTCCTCGCGAGAATGAAGCAGGGCGCCGAATTTATTATGTGTTTGGCCAGTATTACGCACCCCGGGCGGCGCTGTTAAAGTCCGGTAACTCTCAGTATGACGGTTGGGAGACGCTCGGTTATCTGCGGGTGAGCGACGGCGCTGTAACCGACTTTGATCAGATCGAAGAGGAGATACTGGAGGACTGCCGGCGGTTTCAGGTTACGGCTGTCGCATATGACCCGTGGCAGGCGACTCAGCTAGCCGGGCGCCTCTCAGATAAAGACATTCCTATGGTCGAGTATCGCAATACAGTACAAAACATGAGCGATCCGATGAAGTGGCTTGAGGCTTTGGTTCAGGATAGACGTATTGCTCATGACGGCGATCCAGCGCTCGCTTGGATGATGGGGAATGTTGTCGCTAAACGAGACTTCAAAGATAACATTTTCCCTAGAAAAGAGGTCTACGAGAACAAAATTGACGGCGCTGTAGCGTTGATTATGGCGTTAGGGATGTGCGTAAACGAGGAAACAGCAGGGGCTTTTGAGGAATATGAAAGCGACTCTGAAGTCCCGTTCTTCAGTTGGTAAAGATCATGATAGTAAAGAGGCTTATAAATTGGGTGTCCGGATGGGGAGGACCTCTCGGGTTCTCATCCGGTGAGCAGATAGCGGTTCCGGTGGAGCCGCTTTTTTCTGACCTAAAAGAGATTGAAGAGTCAAAGGCGCTGCAGATATCGACTATTTTTGCCTGTACTGAGCTGCTGGCTAATACGATGTCCACCTTTCCGATATTTATATACAAAGGAAGCAAAGACAAAGGGAGAGCTCCGGATAGAAACAGCAACATCTTCACTCTGCTTCATGACAAGCCGAATGATTGGATGACGCCTTCGGAGTTTGTATCGGCAATGGTGATCAATAGGATGCTGCGAGGCAACGCCTACGCGTTGATCCAGAGAGGCGCCGACGATGAACCGGTTGCACTGATTCCGCTGCCGGCCGAGCAGGTAGAAATGACAGTTATAGGGAATCGGGAGACGTATATCTACTACTTAGACGGTCAGGTAAATGTCTATTCCGGCGACAATATTATTCACTGGAAAGGGGTCGGCAACGGGTATAAAGGGCTGTCAAAGATCAGATTCATGAGTGCGACAGCGAACGAGGCAGTGAATGCGCAGAGTAATGCGACTAAGTTTTTCGGGGAACGATCTAAACCCACCGGCGTATTGTGTACCGATCAGAAACTGGGAGATTCGCAGTTTAAAGAGGTCTTGAAACGATTCTCAGGGATGGCAAAAGGAGATGGGTCGGGCCTATTCCTGGTTGACCGCGGATTTAATTACTCTTCTATGTCGCTTTCTCCGCAGGATGCTCAGCTTCTGGAGACAAGAAAATACAACGTTGAAGAGATTTGTCGGTGGTTTGGTGTGCCGCCGGTTCTTATTGGAGCTTCCGGTGTGACCACATGGGGATCCGGAATTGCCGAGATCGTTTCCGGTTTCCATAAATTTACGCTGGCGCCGTTGTGTACTCAGTTTCAGCAGGCGTTAACTCGCAAACTGATTCCTGTATGGGACCGAGATAAATACACAATTGAAATGAAGTTGGATGCGCTGCTGAGATCAAATCCGCAGGAGCGGGCGGCGTACTACTCCCAGATGGCGCAAAACGGGATGATGACAAGAAACGAGGTTAGAGGGCTCGAAAATCTGCCGCCGGCGGAGGGTGGCGATGAGTTGACCGCTCAATCGAACTTAGTACCGCTAAAGAATCTTGGTCAGGTAAAAACTACTTCTAATCCGCCGGATGGATCACTAGTGAGGCAATAAATGACAAAACTGCAATATAAAACCATTGAACTAAAAGATGTTGAATTGAAGTCCGAAGAGGATGGAGCAACTTTTTCCGGATACGCATCAGTCTTTAACGGCAATGATTTAGTGGGTGACACGATCCTTCCGGGGGCGTACAAGGATGCGATTGAAAACTTCACTCCGAAAATGTTTTTTAACCATGATTCTTACAGTCTTCCAATCGGTAAGTGGATCAAAGTCGAAGAGGATGAGAAAGGACTGAAGGTTATCGGAGAGCTGACTCCCGGGAATCCTCAGTCAGAAGCAGTCAAAGCGGCTTTAAAGCACGGTACTGTTGACGGTCTTTCCATTGGTTATAAACTGGTAGCATCAGGCTACAAGCGTAAAAAAGACGGCGGCAGAACGATTGAAAAAATCGAGGCTCTTCCCGAGATTTCGATCGTTACTTTTCCATGCGATCAATCGGCAAGGATTGATTCAAAGAGCGAAGACATTGACGAACTAAAGACAGTAAGAGATTTTGAAAACTACCTGCGGGATGCAGGCGGTTTCTCCAAAGCTGAGGCCACAGCGCTGTGTGCCAAAGCACGGGCCGTATTTTCGGATCAGGGGGAGCCTGATGGCGAAGAAAAGGCGCAAAAAGAAGTCTGCGAGCGCATCAAGGCGCTGGCGGAGCGTTTTAACTAAACCAAAAGGAAACTCTAAATGAATGAAGAAATGAAAACGGTAATGGCTGCACTTGAGACCATTGAAAAGAAGATGAGTACTCAAGTATCAGCTGAACGATTCGACGAACTGGCAGAACAGCAGGCAAAACTGGCAAAACAGCTTCTTGATCTGCAGCAGAAGGGGCTGAATCTTAATATTCCTCAGAAGAAAGCTGTGAAAAGCATTGGCGAGCAGGTGGTAGATAACAGCGCGTTCAAGTCCTATCTCGCAGGAAGCGCAACGAAATGCCGCTTTGAGATCACCGAGGCGAAAGCAGACGATCAGGGCGCAACTGTTGAGCTTGAAAATCCCATGCTCACTCCCGGGGATGGCGTTTTACCGACGTACAGACGACCGGGGATTTTGCCGAAAAGTGTACGTCCGCTGTCCATCGAGGCGCTATTCCCGAGTTCTCCTATCTCCGGCAATTCGTTTGAATATGTTCAGGAGAAGGGCTTCTACAATGGAGCAAATATAGTCAAGGAAGGCAGCCAGAAGCCGTTTTCTTCGATTAAATTTGAAGTTAAGACCGGGAAAGTGCACACCGTCGCTCATCTGGCCAAGGTGTCCAAACAGATGCTTGAGGACGCTCCCGCCCTGATTTCCTATCTGAATAATCGCATGACTTACGGCGTTGATCTGGTTGTGGAGGATATGCTGATTAGCGGCGAAGGCGGCGAAAATGAGCTTTCAGGCATCTTTACAGAAGGCAATTACACGCCGGTTAACGCAACAGCCGGAGATTTAGGCAGCGCTCCTAATCTCTACGATTTAATCCTGTTTGCAAAGTCCAAGATTCAGCAGGCTTATTTCCGCCCGAACATGATTCTTTTGAATCCGGCAGACTGGGTGAAGATGCTCTTTGTCAAAAATAGTTCCGGAGATTATTACCTCAGCGGTCCCGTCAATGTAGCTGCTAAGACGCTGTGGGGGCTTCCTGTACTTGACTCTCAGGCAATCCCTGAAGGCAAGTTCATGGTAGTAGACACGACTCAGGCGGCTACTGTTTGGCATCGTTCGGGTCTGACGCTGGAGATGTTCGAGCAGGATGCGGATAACGTTCAGAAGAACTTAGTCACCATCCGCGCTGAACGCCGCCTTGGTTTCAGCATCGAGCGTCCGGAGGCGTTGGTTGGAGGAACTTTAGCTATTCCGACAGCATAATCAGGGCATTTTCTCTGCGATATAGGGCCTTCGGGCCCTTATTTTTTGGAGTTTGATATGCAGATTGAATTTACAAAAAGCGCCGTAACGCTATTTGGAGCGGTAGAAAAAGGCGATATTCTCAATATTTCGGATAAAAGCGCGCTCGCTTTTATCCAGGCGGGGATCGCAAAGATTCCGAGCAAAAAGAGAGAGGGTAAAGCCAAAAAAACACCGGCAGAAGAGAAAAATCTGAAACCGCAGGATTCTGAAGAGACAACTGCGGAGCCGGAGATCTCGAATGAATGAAAGGGACTCAGCGGCTGAAGTGGTCACTCTAGAGGAACTCAAGCATCATCTGCGTGTCGAGCATGACGCTGATGACGATCTTATCCAATCGTTCGGGCTTGCCGCGGCTGAATATGCTGAGCACATTTGCGATCGTCAGATTGTCCGACGAGATGATTCGCTGGCAGTTTGCGACTCGATCAGTGACGTTCCGGCCAGCATTAAAACGTGGATCAAATTGTATGTGACTGATCTCTATGAACGTCGCTCCCTTACAGAGGGCGGAGAGTTCAAGATCAGAAACTACGATCATTTACTGGATCGGTGGATTATTTACGACAGGATAAAAGATCATGCAAATTCCTAATGTCGGAGATTTGAATCGTCCATGCGCCATCTATTCATCCAAGCTTCTTCCGAACGGAAGGTCTGATCACGTAACCGAACGCACACCGCTATGGCAGTGCTGGTGCAAGGTTGAAGTGATAGGCGGATCGGTCTATTGGGACAATGTTCAAACAGAAGAGTCGATTACTCATCGCATTTTTGTTCGATATGTCAAGGGAAAGACTCGCCCGCAGGATCTT